GGGGTCAGAAGACACTACAGCCATTCTCTAGCGCATTAGACAGAATTAATGTTTCTCGTTTAGTCTGCTACTCGCGTGAGCGTTTTGATCCGCTAGCTCGTCCGTTCATCTTTGAACCAAACGATACAATTACAAGATCTAATGCCAAGCAAGTGTTTACAAGTTTCTTAGCAGATTTGATGACCAAGCGAGCATTATACGACTTCATCGTTGTTTGTGACGAATCAAACAACACACCTGCTAGAATTGACAGAAACGAACTATGGATTGATGTCGCTATTGAGCCAGTTAAGGCTGCTGAGTTCATCTACATTCCAATTCGCGTTGTCAACACAGGCGAGTTATCATAATGACTAAATAATACAGCCTAAGGAGACAATATAATGGCAAGTTTAACACAATTCGGCGTCCCAATAGAAGGCGGCACAACAAGTATTTTAATGCCTAAGCTACAATATCGCTTCAGGGTTAATATGCTTGATTTCGGCAGAAATTCTGCGACTCGTGAATTCACACAAAATGTAATCAGCGTCACACGACCTAATCTAACTCACGAAGAAATCACATTGGATGCTTATAACAGCAAGGCATATATTGCTGGTAAGCACACATGGGATCCAATTACAATTACTCTAAGAGACGACATAAACGGCAATGTTAATAAAGCTATTGCAGAACAACTGCAAATTCAATTAAATCATGGCACACAAGGTGCTCCAGCCTCAGGCGGTGACTACAAGTTTGGTGTCACTATCGAACAGCTTGATGGATCAGACCAAGCAACAGTGATTGAAACATGGTCGCTGAATGGCTGCTTCATACAAAATGTACAATATGGCGAAAACAATTACGCAACCAGCGATGTAATGCAAATTACATTAAGCATTCGTTTTGACAATGCTGATATCCACGCTGGATCTGTTTCTGATGCCAACGCAACTGGTGCATTAACAGACGGTAGTTTAGATATTGGTGGCTTTAATAACGCATTAACCGGTGCATCAACTGGTGCATAAAAAGAGGTAGGGCATGGCGGCAAGAACAGACGCTATGAATTGGTATAGATTGGGCGAACCGGCTTGGACATCGGTTCGCCCAAAGTACCTTTTTCAAGTAAGATTTTTTATTAGTACGGACACTGACTTGCAAGAGTTAGGCAGAGGTTTAACTAACCGAGTAAGAACCGTAGAACTTCCAAAATACAGCATTGAAACTGAAGCGGTAAACGCATGGAATCTGCGACAATTTGTGGCTACGAAAATAAATTTTGAACCAGTTAGTATCACATTTAATGATACATTAGATAATGCAGTTGGTAGATTTATTGCTACTTACATGGACAGACTTTCAGGCAACTTTACTCAAGAAGAAAATGCTGGTAAAGTAAGAACAGGCTTTGACGGTTTTGGTATTAAGTTACAAGATGCAAAAAGAGATGCCATCATAGATAGAATTGAAATAATTAGATTTTATGGCGCAGACGACACAAGAGAAAATTTACAAAAAGAAGCAGTTACAACACTGTGGAGACCTAAGATTGTAGATGTGCAACACGATTCGCTAGATTATAGTTCCAGCGAAGCAGTTACTTGGACTTTTAGTATTAGATACGAAAGTTTAACTTACACTCAGTCTAAGGAAGGGTAATCAACAATGACTGCACCCATAGAAACTTCAAAGTACGATCTTTTATATGGAAAAATACTTTCCTTTGTAAGAGAGCCAGTTCGTGCTAGAGAGTTAACAAATGTTTTGTATCAAATAGGCGAGGAACTAGGACTAACTCACGCCGATCTTATTCGTTACATTGGTAAAAATGGTTTACAGTTTGACAACGATGTTTTTGCAAAATTAAATCAAGCTAGAACAAACAGCAGTCAAATAGGATTCCTAGACAAAGAAAACATACCCGGTCCTATAAGACAGCAGGTGGTCTAATTGGCAAATAACTTTATGCAGGGTTTTTACACCTTGCTTAATCCCGACAAATACATTGGCAACGGCACTCCCAAATACAGAAGCGGTTGGGAATTGACAGTGATGCGTTTCTGCGACAATCATCCTGCGGTAGTTGGTTGGGGCAGTGAATGCCTACGCATCCCTTATCGCAATCCGTTTAACGGCAGAAATACATTTTATGTTCCTGATTTCCTAGTAACATATCAAGACAAAGACGGAAATAAAATTAGTGAAGTAATAGAAGTAAAGCCGAGGGCCCAAGCAGTGTTAGGCGAAGCAAGAAGCCAACAAGAAAAAGCAGCAGTGGTATTGAATATGGCTAAGTGGGAAGCTTGCCGAGCGTGGTGTCAAAAACACGGCTTGAGGTTTAGAATTCTCACAGAAGAAGATATATACAATAACTGGCAACCAAGAAGCAAGCCTAAGAAACCGAGATCTAGAACAAGATGACAAAAAAGCTAGAAGATTTTTTTAATGTTGAACCTTTAGAAATTGATCGAAGCGAAAGCACCAACGAAGATCAATTAGAATTAGTCAAGGCATCCAATGAAATGCCATCTGCGTTGGTAATTAAAGAACAGTTGTCTATCGCAGACAGGATTGACACAGCATTACCTCAAGTTAAAGGACTTGATGTTGATGATGGTAGTTTTGACGAATACGCTGAAAAAGCCATGGACAGCTATGAAAAACTCATGGACTTGGGCATGAATGTCGACGACAGGAACGCAGGACAAATATTTGATGTCGCTAGTAAGATGATGAACAATGCTATCAGTGCTAAAACAGCCAAGCTTGAGAAAAAACTTAAGATGGTTGAACTACAGTTAAGAGCAGCCAGGCTAGCCAATGATACCAAAGAAAAAGATCTTGAGCCACAAGCCGCTGGCGACTTAAGCACAGACAGAAATGCTATTCTTAACTTGATCAATCAAAATTTAAAAAACAAACAATAATACAAAAGTAGATCAGTTTACTACTATCATAGGCATAGATAGTAGTATGAAAATTGCTGAAATAACAACAAAACCTACCATGCCTATGGGAACCGTCAGGGTTGATGTATCTGATGTTTACGACTGGTATAAATTAGGACAACATATAAGCAATCTTAAAGGCCTAGGGCATCATGACTTTGGCCAAGGTCCTCCAAGCACAATTATGGCATTTGGCAGCGAGGACGAAGAACACAAATATATAAAAGATTTAGAAAAAATAGGTCTCACTACCACTGACATCGACCCAAAAACTCCGGGCAAGCCTAGAAGTCGAAAGACTGATCCTACATATAATGTTGGTTGAGGATATATGAAAATTCTTGACATTATCAATGAGGATAGAAACTACACTAAAACCTCAGGTAAACTAAGACCTGATCAAATTAGTACATTGCCCAGTGCCCACTTAGTTTCTGGCACAGCAGACAGGGTCTACGACTTGTATAGATTAGGGCTTAAAGCCGCCGAAGCAGATGGTGTTCACCCTATAAAAGGTAGCAGTGAAAGTTGGGTGGGCAGAAACAACACCGTCCACCCTTATACAAAAAATGAAGCAGATATGCTTAAACACGCTTATCAAGCTAACGGTTTAGTTTGGACCGATGAACTGGCACCAAACAGAGAGAACAAAAGCGTTGAGCCCGAGAATACGCACAAAGTTAGCCCAGTAGCAACAACAGCGTGGAAAAAGTATAAGCCATAGCCCAAACTCATTTGTAACTACCGAAACCTTAGAAACGAAGATAAATAAAGTATCGGAGAAATACAATGGCAACTCTAAGAGAATATATCGAACAGCTTCAACAGAAGCACGACATTAGAATTAAAATAGCATGTGAAGTCTCGGATGAGATGATGGACAAGATTGAGCGTCACTTGGAAAAGTATGATGTTCAAAAAGTAAATAAACCAAATAAAACTATCCTTCAAGCTCGTCCTTTAGATTTCCCTAACATGGACATGGCAGAAGTTTATATCATTGACTTTACTTGTCATTTACCTGTTAGCGCAGGCATACTACATCAAGAACTAGCAAAACTATTAAACATTCAAGAAGGAATGATTGTAGTTCGAAATGCAAACGAGCCAAGAGAAGTTGAAGCAGAACAAGACGAAGAAGCTGAAAAGTTTAAGAAAAAGCCAGAGAAGTTAGAAGCTAAGTTAGGCACAGAATATAGCAAAGAAGAAGCCGCTGAACAAAAAGCAGATGAATTATATGGCGACAAATTTAATACTAGTTTCTTAAAAGAATTAAAGAAAATCAGCGACAGCCGCAGAAAAGAACTTGGACAAAAGAAAGTATCTGATCCGGATGTACCAGCTAGCGCACCAGAGATTGGTGACAGCAAAACAACAAACAAGACCAGTCCTGTTGCCAATCGTGGCCCAGTGGTTATGAAAGGAAAATAAAATGGATCTATTTAATATTCTACAAAAGCTACAAGCAATCGGACAAGTTTCTGAAGCCACTGACAAGTGCGGTGACTGCGGCGAAGTTCACGAAGGTACTTGCAGTAAGTCTGCTATGAAAGAAGCAGATGTTGAAGAAGGCAACGAATTCAGCGGTGCGTTAAAAGCAGCCAAAGATGCAGGTAAAGACGAATTCGAAGTTGGCGGCAAGAAATACAAAGTCAACGAAGCAGAAGAAAAATGTGAAGATTGCGGTAAACCAGAATCTAAATGCGAATGCGAAGGACATGATCATTCCGAAAAAGTAGAAGAAGCTAAAAAGCCAGACGCCGACAAAGACGGTGTTCCTGATTGGGCAGATAAAAAGCCAGGTGCTGATGACAACGAAGAAAAAGTTGACGAAGGCATGATGGATAAAGTTAAAGCATTTGGTAAAAAAGCTTTAGACACATTAGGTCACGGCGACGACGAAGCAATGATTAAAGATCTACAGCGCAGAATGGGACTACCACAAACAGGCAAAAAGCCAGAAGCACAACCAGAAAAGCAAGTTAAAGAAAGCGAAATGGATTTACTTCGTAGACTAGCAGGCTTGCAAGAATGTGGTGACATGGATCAAATGGCACAAATGAGTCCTATGAGCAGTGTCAGCGATATGGCAACACCAGTTCAAGTTATTCAAAGTCCAGATGCTGAAATGGCAGCAGGTCAAGAACAACCAGAAATGGCACAAGAGCCAGAGCAAGAGCCAGCAAGATACACATTAACTATTTCTAATGGCGACAGCAATCTAAGCATGACAACAGATGTTCCCGATGAAATTATTCACATCATGAAATTAGCTGGTGTTAACAAAGGTGCTGAAGTAACTAAAGCTCCTGCCGAACAAAGCGGAGAAAAAGAAGTAGAAGAAGCTTGGGGCAACACTCCAACAGCTACTAAAGAAAAAGAACCACATGCTTACGGAGATATCCGTGACTGGGCAATGAAAGGTACTGGCGCAGGTAAAGCAGGCAGTGCAGCCAACAAGCCATACGGAAGTGGCGATAAT